GGGTTACGTAGTCCTGATCTGTGGCAAACTCGACCACCGTATCGCGCACCGTGGCCTCAATGCCGGGAGATGAGTAGTCATCAGGATCTTGGGTGTCGTCGTAGAGGTAAAGAGTGTTGCCCCCACCATCATAGTAAAAGTCGCCGTTTGAGGTGCAGGCGCCCGCGCTGGCTTTCCCGGTTCCTAGCACACCATCCACAAGCACATGGTACGGCGTCGTGGCTAGCGTCGCCTGGTATCTATCTCCCGAATCTACAGACCATCCGGTGATGAGATCGGCCCCTGAAACCTTTGGCGAGTGTCCGGGGTAGTTTTTGTAAGTGATGGGGTTCCCGCTCGACCCGTTAGAAGCCAGATACAGGGTGTCTCGATACACTCCCCCGGTGTCGGCGGGCAGCACAAAGTCATCAGGCGAAAACGTCTCTCCACTCGCAACAGTGACATTCATGCACTGGCTTACCTGGGCAGGGTCGCCGCCAAGAGCCGCAGCCTTATTAGCCGCAGTCCCGTCAGCCCGCATTGTGTAGTTAGGCATTCAAAATGCTCCTCACCTTGGCATCGACCACCCTCATCTCTCTGGCAACTCGCTGCGCCTTTGGGTCAGATGAGTTTTCTAGCAAGGGAATCCAGACTGTGAAACACATCCATATGTCCTGATACGCATGATTCTTCTTTTGGAGGTCCATCATCTCGGAGCGTCGGCGCTCCGTGCCCTCTTTGATCTCCTCGAGTAACGGAGCCCGCGCGGCTTGCCAATCGCGGACGAATTGAGGCAGATCAGTCGCCATGACTGACCCTTAGGTGGGATCAGCGATCCCGGCCTTCCAGGCGGGAAAATTGACCTGGTCGTCAGTCGTGACCGCCTGTGTGGTGCAAGTTGTGACCGCAAGCAGGGTCGTGCCGTCATCGAGCGCGACATGATCTCCATCACCCGTGGAATCCACATCAACAGCGGCCTGCGCCGTCATCGTGCACTTCCGACCACTGGTGTCGTCGGCAATCGTGTAGTCGCCGTTCCCGTCGCCGGCCACCATCACCTCCGTTGCCAGGGCTACCCCTGCTAGGGCCGCGTGGTTCGCTGGCTGCGTGTCACAAAGAACCATCGCCGTTGCGGTTGCCAGCTTGTCTAGCGCCGCATCGAGAACCTCGTCAGCTATTAGCTTTGCCATCATCTGTCTCCTCGTCCTCTTTCTTTTTTGGTGGCGGGAAACCTTCCGCCCCCGGTTTAATGAAAACCTCAAGGTCGATTTCGAGGTCGTCGATTTCAAGATCAATAATTGCCATCTCGGCCTCCTTTCTTTGATCGGGGATGGGGGGCCATGTCACAACCGGACGGTAGCGGCCCCGACAACCTTTGCCCCGGTCTGCGCCTGGGCGCCACCTCCCGTCTCTAACGCCTTGATACGCAATCGGGGGTAGCGGATGAGGTTCGTCAGGGTATCGGCCTTGCCAGCCGAGGCCGAGACTGTGAACTTCGTCGCTATGCCCTCGACGGTCACGTCGGCAAAGGTGGTATCAGCATCAACGACCGACATCGGATCGGCTGACGCTTGAAGCTGTAGATGGGTGGTGAGAGCAGTCATGGCAGGAGCGATGCAGCCTAAAACCGCCTCGAGCCCGAACCACACGCTATTACTCTCAGATTCTCCGTCAGGTATCGTCCACGCGCTCATGACGGTTCCTCCTGTGAATCAAGGATACCACAAGGGCGGGAGCCGGTGCCCCCGCCCCGTTCTGGTTCATTGAAGGAGAATCAATCGACCGATCGCGCTCGAGTCTCGAAGAAGCCGTGGAGCTCGTGATTGCGCTGCATGAGCATCCGAGCGTAGAACGGTTTGTAGTTGTTGTTGAGTTTGCGGGTGTCGTCGTGCGTCCTGGTGCTCAACATCTCGAGCCACCGCAGCCTCTCCCACAGGAGCGTGATCGAGGCCCGCTCGTGGCCGATGCCCTTGAGCCGCAGGGCCGAGGCGCGGAGGTGGTGGTAAACATCCGGGTTGGTCTTGTGGAACGCCCGAAACCGATCCTCGAGGGTGCGATACTCACTCAGGGGCAGTCTGGTTTGTTCCAAGCTGCGCCTCCCAGAGCACCGGATCTGGCCGGCGCAATTTCAACACCCGGTTGTCATCCTTCGGTGAGATGAGGATGGCGTGTGTCACGACCTGGTCGAACAGGTCCTTGGTCAGCCGCACGTCCTCGAGGCAGTAGTCGACCACCGCCCCAACCTCCCCGCGCTGCCACTGAACCGGTGCCATCGCTCCGTGGCCGGTCTTTTTCGCTCCGTTGAGGTTGATTGCTGCGGTGGGGTCCAGGCCGTAGCCCCCGTGCGTGGCTGGCGCGAACCGCGTCGGGTCGAGCCCGGCAGCTCGCCACATCTCGGCCAGGATGTCGTAGCTCCAAGCGTCGATGTCCCGATTGATGTTGACGCCGAGGGCGGCCCGGATCGTCTTGTTGTCAAAGCCGATGTTGTTGAAGCCGACCAGGAACTCGCGCTCTTCCATGAGAGCGGCAAACTCCCCGAAGTTGTCGGCCATGAAAACCCGCGACCGCTCGGTCACGTAGTCGTAGGCACAGATGACGCTGATGCCCATGTTTTCGTGGTCCCGCCAGCCGCCGCAATACTCGATTCCCTCGAGGCGCTCCTCTTTGCCCCCCTGGATCGCTTTCACGATCTCGATGTCATAAACGATCGCATCCACGGTGAACTCCTTTCTCGTCGTCGTCCTACTGCGACGACTATGTAATTACGAAGTAATTACTAATAATACGTGTCGAACCCGCGAAAAGGCCACTTTTCCGCAGCCTTTCCACAGGTTTTCCACAGGGTTTTCCACAGGGTTTTCCACAGGCTGAATTCAGACCTTCCGACAGACGTTGCAGACGTGGCCTTTCCGGCCGCCGTCGTATTTCAAGAACGCCCAAAAACTGCGAAGGCTCCCGCACCTGGCGCAAAGGAGCATCCCGTCCTCGTCGGATTCGCGGATCTCTGGCGGGATGCCTTCACCACCGCAAAGCTCGCAAGGGCCCTCTCCTGGTGCCGATCCGTGCCCGAGGCAAGCCTCGCACTGTGGAAAATCGCCCACAGGAGGGGTTAACTCCTCGGTTTCGGGCGATTCTGCCTCTGCTAGCTCCCTCGCGGGGGGCTCCTCTTCGGGTTCCGAATTGTCCAGTGGGATGGGGGGTCCATCGCCAGGCCCAGGCAGAGGGCCTTCTGTGGCCTCCTGCTGTGATTCCTCCGATGCGGCTTCGATGGCCTTCTCGGCCTCGGCGTCGGGCACGGCCTCGAGCGGGAGCCGATGCTGATAGCGATCCTTGTCGCGGGCGCGAATGATCCCCTGGATGTCGCTCTCGATGGCCTTGATTTGCTCGTTGTACTCGGCGTCGGCCTCCTTCTTCTCCTGCTTCACGGCGAAGAGCTGGCGGCAGAGGCGCTCGAGATCGTCGCGGCCCCCGGCCAGGCGAACAAACTCACCGATATTCTCGTCGACGGCGTCCCACTGTTCCTCGCGGGACGGCATGAGGATCTCGGGCTTTTCGTCCAGCTCGATGGTGCTTGGGCTCGGCTCGATCTCTTTGGAACCCGCAACGTCACTCTCCTCGGGCTCCTGCCAGGCCGGGTGGTTTTCCTCGAGGTAGGCCGCATCGCCGTAGGTGACGTACTGCGTCAGCACGTAGACCTTCCTCGAATACTTCACGCGGGCGTGGTGGAAATAGCCCCATTTCGGGTTGTACTCACGCTCGAGCACCTCCTCGACGGTGGCGGGTTCGAGCTTGTCCGCTCGGGTCTTTCGGAACTCGGCCAGGGGGAGCGCCGAGTAGCCGGTAAAAGCCACGATCTCGTCCTCTTCGCTTCGGTGAACGATGATCGGCACAAACGGTGCCGTGTCGTGCGGCCCCCCCTCGTCGTCGGTGAGGGTTAAAGAACAGACGAAGGCGAGTTTCCCTTTGTGGAGCTTCTCGAGCGGCGTCCTGGCCGATGCCATGAGCTCGAGATCATCGTGAGACATGGCCTCTGGACACAGCCAGGCGATCGTCTCGGCGTCCGGGTCAGGATCGAGGACCGCAGCCACCTCCTCGGCGGTTGGCGGCGTCCTGGGCTCGCTCATGGACTCGAGGGCCACCGAGAGGTTCGCACAGGCGAGGATGTCGCCGTGAATCTCCGCAGCGCGGTCGCCTAGTTCGACATCGGCGGTGGCGATCGCCGCTATGATGTCGATGAGATCCTTCGCGGGGACATTGGTGTAGGAAATCCACACCTGGCCCTCTGCGGTCGGGACGGTCCCCACCGTGGGGTTGAGGCCCGCAGCCGACATCAGGGCCGCGAACTCGTTGGTATATCGCTCGACGACCTTCGACCGCTCAAAGTCGTTGGTCGCCGCCTTCATCTGTTCGAGATAGGTCATGGGCACTCTCTCCTTTCTAGCTGAACGATTGTTCTTCTTGCTGCCAGGCACGGATCCCGACCACCTCCGGGTCGAACTTGATCCCGCCTCGGGCGAGCGAGATCGCTTTCTGTGTCTGGAAGGCTAACAGGTCGGCCGGCACCTTCTCGTCGATGATCGCTTGGCAGAGAAGTTTCATGTCGGTCATCTCTGCCTTCCAATTCTTGCGCCCCACAGACTTGCCGAAGGCCCCTCGAGCGACGTTCGACGGTGGTGGCGGCGCGACCCTGCGAACCGGTGGGGGTTCGGGCGGCACGTCACCGACCGCCTCGGCCTCTCTAGCGGCCCTTATATCGGCGGCGGCCTCGAGCCTGATTCGCTTCTTCTCGGCCTCCTGCTCCTTGATCTCTTTGAGCTTCCAGTCGGCCACGCACCCCTTCAGGTGGTCGAGGGCACCGGTCAGGGCCGTGGCGATAACCTTGTACCTCTCGTTGATCGCCAGCACCTTCTCCCGGTGAGGCTCGACCTCGAGCTTGCGAGCGGCCTCGACCTCTTTCGACAGGGCGTTGATCGTGCTACCGAGATCGGCCACCTGGCCCTCGTTGGCAGAGCTGACCTCTTTGACCATCTCAGCCGCGATACACAGCTCGTCGGCCTCTCCTCTGAAGTCTCGTTGCGGTGCTCCCATATCAATCTCCTCTCTCGGTCTGAATCGACCAGTATTTGCGCCCACCCTTCACCTCGAGGAGAACGGTGTAGCTGCCGGTGACTAGGGTTCGGATCTGACCGTCTCGAGGCCAAACGTCCGACTGATTGAGCATTTCCTTCACAGCATCCCTCGAGGAATGGTACGCCTTACCCTCTGCCTCGAGGCCGTTGACGTTCGCCAGGTGATCGTCCAGGTGATCGCTGACCATGTGGACCGCCTCGCCGGTCCCGGTCATCTTCGCCGCCGCAGGACAGATATGCGCCCAATCACAGCGGTTGCAGTAGAGCGGATCGAACACCAATGGCGGGGCCTGGCGCCCAAGCTCGAGGTATCCATTGACGCGCCCGACTCGATGGTAGGCCGCGCCCAGGAGGGCCACCCACTCCTCGCGCTCGAGCACGATGAACTTCGGCTCACCGGTGAGCTTGTTGACGAAGGCGAACACGCCGATCTCGTCGCCCGCCTCCTCGACGTAGAACGCTAACTGGTGGGGCCACTTTCGCACCCACGGCTTGTTAGCGTCCACCATGTCTTGCACGGTATTGAGGCTATTCCAGGCGGAATCGTTGAGACCCTTGATCTCGCACAGGACCCCTTTGCGGGTCTTGAGGACCTCGGGGGCCTCGGTGTCGTCGGTGCGCAAGCGCCCGTCACAGCGACCGCGAATGTTCAGCTCCTCGTTCGTGTAGAGCCGTTGTTCCTCGAGGATCTCGAACCCGGCAGACCGGAGTTTCGCCTTTGCATACACCTCGTAGTGGTTGCCGAGATCGAAGATGCACATGAGGGTGGGTTCTGGCGTCGTCGCCTCCTCCCACCTGGCCCTGGTGGCCCACAGGTAGAAGAGGCACGGGTGGCCGAGGTTCGAGGCCCATGTGCCGCGTGGCTCCTCTGGCGCCCATCGCTCCTCCTCGAGTCGCGTCATCCACTTCCGGCGGAGATACTCCTCAAGACCGGACATTGGGTTTCAATTCTTCGGTGACGCCGATGAGGTCGAGGTTAGAGATCAACGACCTGGCTCCCGGCCCGTCCTCGAGGAACCACCGATAGGACCCGTCGAGGTTGAACTGTCCACCGGCGGCACTAATGGCGCTCTTCTTCCGCTCGAATCCGTCCATGTCCTTTTCGAGTTTAATGGCGAGGGTTGGGACCGAGACGGTGGCCTCGGCCTGGTGCCGTTGTTGCTTCTTCTCGCCAGCGTGGCGGCCATCCCTAAACCCGATCGCCTTGCCCTTGATCCAGGCGACATCGAGCCCGGCCTTCTCGAGCCAGTCCCATTCCGGTTGCTCGAGGCCGATAACCTTGCGGATCGCACCACCGGCCCAATTGGTCGCCGCGGCCTTGACCACATCACCAGGACAGGCTTCGATCTTCCCGCCCTTGGTGAAGAACCCTTCATTCGAGAACCGGGAGCCATCGACCTGATGCCACAGCGGCGAGAACATCAGGCAACGAGCCCGACCGTGGAAGAAGGCTCCCCAATACTCCTTCGGGGTTCCCTGGTGATAGATGACGATCTCGGACGTGTCGCTGCGCTCGAGGTCGACGCGCATCGGGTCGCGGAGCTTTAGGGCTCCTGCGCCAGAGAGGTACGGCGCTACGTCCTCCGGTGAATCCGACTCCCTCTTGTGAACCGTCCAGTCGTGCCTGGTGGTGAGGGAAATCGCATGTAGGCGCAGATCGTGAATCATGTTGATCTTCGCCTTGACGAGCTCGTGGGCTCGCGTGAGTTGGCTTAGGGTTGGGAGATCGGACACCCCGCCCGTGATGCCCACCTCTCTCAGTGTGATAGGCCCTGCCGGGACAATCCCGTGTGGTGTGTCGATGAGGACCTCGGCCACTTCGGGCTCGAGGGGCTCGTTAGGTTTGCGATCAGGGTTTCCTGGTGCCATTCGCTACCTCCTTTCGTGTTTTCTCGAGGCGTTTTCCGAGCGTGTCCAGGTGCAGCGTTCGCCACCGCCGCCATCTGACCTCGTGGCGGAGGAAAGCGGCCAAGATCGTCAGACTCACGCCGCTCGCCAGGCCCGCCAGGTACTCAAGCATCGGGCGGCTCCATGACGACCAGGGCCATCGGTGGCGGCCCCGGCCTCATCGGGTACGGCCTGGCCTTCAGCCAGAACCCACCACCGGAGAGAACCGCCGTGATGACCGCGTTGGCGAGCCTCTCGCTCCTCTTGATGGCCTTCGCCAGCTCTCTGGCCGTCACGCCGCCCCGGCGTTTCGCCAGAGCTTTCGCCATCGTCGCGTGCCGATTCGCAAATCTCATAGGCACCTCCTTTCGTGAAAGTCGGTCGTTGGTTCCAAATCATACCACGTTAATCATTGATTGGTTCCGAATTTCACCAGGTAAAAAAGACCCCCCCGAAGGAGGGTCTTAGAAAGGAGGTTCCCGTGGCAGGATGGCACACCCGCCTCGGTCGCCGGGACTGAGTTTATCAGTCGTTATCGGGGATGTCGAACGCTTTGCGGATCATGTCGCAGAGCGGGATGACGATGGCGTCGTCGATGGGCGAAGCCGAGCCGAGCACCCTGTCCTCGATGAAGTCGAGAAGCTGATCCACCGCGTTCTTCAACAGGTCCGGGCTCAAAAGAGCGAGGAGCTGCCCCACAACCATACCGATGATCTTCGCTTTCATGGTTTTCTCCTATTCACGAGCCACCCTGCAAATTTGAGGAGCTTTTCAATTCTCCCCTGAGCGGCTCTACTTAATCGTGTTTTGTTGCGTTTCGGCAAGCGATCGGTGATCCGGCGAACCAGGCGCCGGCGAAGCTCGCCGCGGGTTACTTTCGTCTGTTCGGGGTGGCCCGGCGAACTCGGTATTCGGCTGCCGGTCCCTGAATCAGCTCCGATACGATCGTCATTCGGGTTGTGTCGAAGTCCCACCACGGTCCTATGCTCCCTGTTGAATAAAACGTCCCAAGGTGCATCGTCACCAAGAACGGGTCCGACTCGGGTTCGACGGTGAAGGACTCGAATTTGATAACCCCCCCACTTGCATCGCCCTCGAGCAGTAAATAACACTGACAATCAGGATCCCAAGGTGCCGTGATCGACGCCCCAGACCTGCCGTAGACGAGGGTTATCGCTTCGGGGCTCGAGTAAATGCGGCTCACTATCCACATTGAGGGCGGGTCAGGCTGCGACCACGGGATGTTTTCCACCCTGATCTGCCGGTAAAGCGCCACCCCCTGATAGTCCAACTGATCGCCCGCAAGCACCTCCGGGTACACCGCGGGCCATGACGCAATGCCTGTGGCCGCCAGGGCCAAGATGATGACTACCACACTCAGAAAACGCTTCATGGTGCCTCCTTCGGTTGGAGCTCTCCAACCACGCATCGCTCGATTTCTCCTGTCGTCGGTTCACACCAGCAGTCGTATGCCGGGAGATCGTGGTAGACGGGATCGGCTACGTGTTTCGAGTACCACCGGATCCGGGCCGGGTTGCCGGGGATGTCGTCGGCCCGGAACCGCATAGGACCCTCGACTCCCACCCATGAGACTTCAGATTCGCGCACGTCAGGCTCGCCCGAATCGTAGTCGACGACCAGGCGCACGTTGGTCGTCTCGATCGCGCCATCCACGAATAGAGGGCGCAAGAATGGCCGGCAGTCGTCGGCGGTCATCTGGCAGGCCACGCCCCACGGGGTTTCTGTGGGTCCGCACTCGTCCTGAGCACTACACAGACAGGCCACCGCTAGAATCACCACCACCATCAGGAATCTCTTCAAACCTACCTCCTTTCAGGATCGCAGGATCGACGAACACTTCACAGTGAACGTGGTTCTTCATGCTCGAGTCGTATCGAGCGGCGATGTCCTGCGCCTGGCCCACTATATCCCCCTCGGTCACGAAATCGCCAGCGCGAACGGCTGGCGCGACGTAGAGAAGGCGCACGATGGCCTTTCGGTTGTGGGTCAGGATTTCGATGAGTCGGTAGCCGTGGTCGTCGTCGTAGCAGTAGCCGATGCGGTGAACCCTGCCAGCCACGGGTGAAGGGACCTCCTCGCCCACGACGAAGAGGTAGTCGATCCCGAAATGAATTCGGCTACCGCGCCTGGCCGCGAAATTGCCGTCACCCTCGCTGTCCGACCGAACCCTGCGATTCGGCATATCGAAGGTCACTTCATCCAGGGCTCGGTTCATCGACGAATCGTGATTTCCGTTTGCCATCGGGTTTATCCTCTTTTCTGGGCGGGCGGGCCGCAATTTTCTCCAAAACCAACAGCGATTTCTGTTGGACGAGGAGGGTTTCCGCCCCGGTGTCGATGAGCTTTTGAAGCAGAGCATCTTGCATTTGACTCCTCTTCCATTGTTCAACACCATCAATCGGTCCGGTTCTCTTTTCGATCCGCTTCATGCTAGCCTCGATGTCCTCAAGGCTACCGAGGGCCTCTTGAACGGCGTGCCCGTCATACGGTCGATGCTGTTCCTCGAGGTTTTCAAGGCTCTTCGTTTGCCTTTCTAACGTGCTATTCAGAGTGTGAATCTTGTTCGGGCAATCCACAATGACCTTTGGTGGGCCGTTCCTTTGGCCCGGCCAAATGCGATCGAGAAACTTGAACAAACCCATCACGAGGCCCACAACCAGAGCGACAGCACCAGTAGACGCCGCGTCGATCTCCGAAATCATCAGTTCCCCCCATAGACCTTCTCATACCATTGGATTCCCGCCTTCATCTCCTCCACCTGTTCATCAGTCAACGAGGCTACAAACGCCTGTTTCTTGATCTTTGACAGGTGCCCGAGCGGGTGCTGTCCTTTGATGCTCTGGCCGTAGCTCTCGGCCTTCCCTCCGAGTTTCACGTACCGTTTCAGCCAGGCATCGGCAGCCACCTGGTCGCCCCACGTCAGGGCCTTCCGGTGGTAGTAGAGCGCATTGCCGCGCTCGGTCGGTGTTATCGAGGGCATTTCGTCGCCGTACTTCTTCTGCCACTTGATGACCAGATCCCGAGCGTGCCAGTAGGAGGCCTCGCCTGGGTCGGTACGGTAGAAGAGCACCGAGTCGAGGAGTGAACCGAATTGCTTCGGGAACCCTGGAATCTCGGTGTGTGGCCTCTTTGGCAACGGTTTGTCCGTTGCACGTGAAACCTTCCGCACAAGCCAATCCATCGACACCGTGCGAGCCAGGTGTACGGCTCGGTTGCGGATCGGTCGCGTCCGAGGTTTCCACGACTTCCCCTCCTCGAAGAAGGACGGGAACGTGCTGCGCCCGAGCACGAGCTCGAATGTGGTTTTCGAGAACGGCTCCCACGATTGGATGATGCGATTGATCGGAGCCTTGACCGCCTCGCTGGCAACGTCGAGAACGTCCTTCGTGCCCTTCATCACATCGGCAACGTCCAGCGGGTAGTCCTCGAGGCCGAACCACTCGAGGGCATCGGCCAGGGCTCCCTCGAACCGCAGCGAGATGATCGTCCCGTCTGCCCGGTGGCCGAGGATGATGTGAAGCTGGCGCCGGTTCTTGTTGATGAGCTTGTCCTCGTCGGGGAACATGAGCCGATTCCAGAGCATCACGGCCCCGTAGAGGATATGGGCCTTGAGAGCGAAGATCGCCGCCTTGCGGCCTACGGCGGCTGTGCCGGCCACAGCGCCACCGATCCGGCCAGAGGCGCGGCCCTCATACGGGAGGTTCTTCATCAGGCGCACGTAGCGAGGCGCGTTGATCTCGAGCCAGGAGTAGAACGGCAGGAGATGACCCCGGAGCCACTGACCGGCTGCCGAGATGTTGCCGTAGTCACCCACGAGCTCGCGGGCGAGCTTCGCAGCCCGATCGTTGGTGTCCTCGATCGCGTCTACCTGCATCCGGTTCGATGCGCCGTAGACCGTCTTGCCCGCCGCTATGGCCTTCTGGAAGTGCCGGTAGGCTGCCAGCCGCAGAATGTTCTCCCGCCAGGTGGTGAGGCCCTTGACGCCGTGCCAGTAGCCTTCAGCGGCCCGCTGGAACCTGTTCGGGTCCTGTTGCGCCACCAGGGCGCGGAAGGCCCCGGTTTTCTTGATGTCGGGGATCTCGTAGATGGTCAGGCCGGAATCGACCACCCCGTTCTTCATCGCGTCCTGAATCTCTTTCGATACCGCCTGGCTGGCCTTGCCCTGGACCTGGTGCGCCCAGAGGTCCTTGGCGGCCCGGTTGAACTCCTTCATGATGGTCGGGTCGTAGGCGAGCACGATGTCGAGGTCGCCACTCATGTTGTTGACGTTGTAGCGAACGGCCCGCAGCGGGTTCAGGAGCACCCACTGTTTCCAGCTCGAGAGCAACCACCTCGCCGCGTCCTCGATCTTGCCCTCGTCTCGAGGTCCCCAATTATTTAGGGTCGCCGCCAGGCCCTCGGGAATCACCCAAGTCTCTCGAGGCCCGCCCACGATGAGCATGTCCCGCACGTCCTCCTCTTGGAGCATCTTCTCGCCAGTGAGCACCTGGTCGAGAATCTTGTCGGAGATCGTGTGCCCAAAGAAGAAGTGTTGCCCCTCCTGCGGCTGCCAGGTCGTGACGCCTGGGAGATCCTTCGCCAGCGTGCGCCAGGTGGAGTATCGGCGCCCGAGCGCACCCTTCACCATCTGCTCGCGCAGTCGAATGTTCTTGAAGATCGACAGGGCCATGATCGGGCCGGGGTTGTCCTCCATGTCGGCATCGGGCTGCGAGGCGAGCTCGGAAAGGAACTGGAACCACTGTGGGTGGTCGAACATGAACGACTCGCTCATCTCCTGCGACTCACCCTCCTGCCAGGCCAGGTAGCTGTCAGCGAGCTCCTCGACGAGATGTTCCCATCCCGGCGCGTAGAGGTTGTTCTGTGAAGCCAGCGCACCGAGCCTTTCGGTGGCAATGACGATCTTCGACCGGAAGTGCCAGGTCGGGTGTTGCGTCGGGTGGAGCTCCCAATGCCCTCGAGCCTCGAGGATCGAGAGGCCCAGACTCCTCGCCCACACCTGTTCGGCCAGCATGTTGTTCCGCTGTTTCGCCATCATCTTGAGCTGTGGCACCTGGTCGTGAATGTCCTTTAGACGCTCGAGGACCTCCACCTTGGCGATCTGCCCCATCGCCTGCGCCAGATACTCGAACTCGGCCTCATGGTAGGCGAGGTTGAAGTCGGAACCACCCGCACGTTTCTTCTGGAAACTCTTCTTCCGCATGTGAACGTCGACCCCCGCGGTGGCCCCGAGCGGGAACTGCGTGGTCGCGTTCAGGTGGTCGAGCACCTGGCGGTGGTAGTAGCGCGAATCTGACAGGACCTCTGGCCGAAGGATGCCGAGCTCCACGAGCTTGCGCGTGAGCTGCCGCTGGAACGTCTGCCGCTTCTGAACAGCCGCCAGGACCTCGGGGTTGCCCTCCACGAGCGCCTTCACACGGGCATAGTCGGCCTCGATGTCCCTCTCCGGGTCGTAGTGCGGCCCGAGCTTGCGGTGGGAGTAGCCGAATGGCAGCTCGGCCCGATTGTCATACAAGCCCTCCTCAACGTCCTTGATGATGTCGCCCAAGGCCAGGTAGTCGGTGAAGAGGATCATGCGCTCGGCGTCGAGGCCTTCGGTGATATTGCGGATCGTGTCGTAGGAGAACGCTCGGCCTGCCTGGGGGCTCGCCCGGTACTGACGAAGAATGTCCACGGTGAGCGCCATCGTCGCGCTCTCGTTTGCATCGAGGTACTCGAAAGAGCTACGGAAAGACCGCTTCACCTCGCCAGCCGCCTTCGCGGCTTTCTCTCGATGCGTCTCCTCGAGGGCTCCCCGCCTGGCCGCGGCCTTGCGCTCTTCGACGGCCTGGACCTGGTGGCGCAGGGCTGGCGGGACGAATATCGGGTCCATCGGTGGTGTGCGCCTGGCGGTGAACGGCTCGGCCAGTTTGGCGATGAGGCCCCCAAGCGGGTCGATCATCGCGTAGTAGTCGGTGGAGGAGTCGGTGAAATCAGAGTCATCGTCGTCGATGCCGCGCTCTTTCGGATTCGCCACGTCAGCGATCGTCTGCCCGGCCAGCACCTTCTCGACAATCTTCGGGCCTTTCGTCTTGTCGGTCGGGATGAAGAACCGATTCTGATAGCCAGTAGGCCGCTCGAGGAGCACGCCCATGTTTCGCAGCGGGTCGTTCCAATTCCAATCAGGGCCGATGATCTCGAGCCGATCCTCTCCCTTGACGTTGCGCCGCACGAGCTTCCAGTCATTCGCCAGCGACACCACGTAGTTGTCGTTGAGCACCTGGTCGAAAACCTCCTGCGCGGTGAGCTTGATCTTCTTCTGGCCGGCGCCGAGCTTCTTGAGCGTGCCCTTCAGGGCTGCAGGCGGTATCAGACGGCCCAAGAGCACCCGGCCATCGTCCAGCCGAACACGCCGAATTTCGGTCCTCCCGTGCTCTGGGAAGCGGTCCCAAATCGGAAGTAGAGCGCCCGTGACCATGTGGACATCTTCCTCGCGGAACTCGGGCACCTCACGCGCCTGGTTGTTCCATTCGGTCTCGGCCTCCGCGCCCGTCAGCTCCTCCCAATTCTTGCCTCTCAGGTCATATTTCGCACGGAACCGCTGGCCTCGATCGGGCTTCAGTAGCCGGTACTCGTCTGTGATCCTGCCGGTGGATCTCTCGGTCGCCTGATATTCGCCAATGATCGCCCAAACCTTCTTGCTCTTGGTGTTGCGGAAGAACCTCGGCTCGCCCTTGTCGGGCAGGAATGTCAGATCCGCGACCTCATCGAACGGCACCGGGTAGTTGAGCTTTTTAAGCTTCACATGCGCGTAGCGACTCTGCGCGGCGCCTTCGGAGTAGACCGTCTCCTCGCTCTCGACTCTGGCCCCGTCCGCTTTGATCGTCTCGGCGCCGACATCGTACTCGCCGGATTTCTTCGCGTCCGCGATCGCCATCTCGTACTGCGACATGAAGCCGCCGAACACCCGGTTCTGTTGCTCGAGCGGGAGGGCCAGCACCCGGTTCATAAACGTCGGCACGTCAGGCATCGAGCCCGCGGCCTTCAATCCACCCTGCGGCGTAGCGAGGGGGAGGCCCGTGATCTCCATAAACTCCTCGAGCGACAGCTCGCCCTCGCCAGCGTCGAGCGTTCGGAAGTAGGCATTGAGCGCAGGACGCGCCCATTCCGTCTCGAGGTTGTCCATCTCGGAGTAGAGCTCCTGGCCGGATGCCTCCCTCGAGCCCTTGGTGAGTGCACCGAGCTGTTGGAGCCGTCGAGCGACCGTCGAAACGAATCGCTTCTCGCCCGCCAGGTTCGTCTCTACCAAGATCCAAACCGGGGGTTGCTTCTGGGCTGCGCGGTGGGTGCGCCCGAGGGCTTGGATGGCCTTGTCGGCCCGCCAGCCACCCTCGAGTACATAATGCCGCCTCAACCGTTGGTTCTTCCGGTCGAGCGAAGCGTGGAAGTTGTGCCCCTCGCCAGCCGCACCAATTGAAAAAACGAGGATCTGTTTGCGATCATCCATGTACGCCTTTTCATCTGCGGAGGCGTGCCTGGCCGTCCGTGATTCAATGATCCATCGTTTCTTCGTATCATCGTAGACGCGCCGTTTCGAGCGTCCTGTGACCTCTGCAACCTTCTTCGTGCCGAAATGGTTGACGACCTGATCGAGCGGCAGCTCTGGCATTTTCATCCCACCGAGCTGGTCGAGGAGGCGGTCGCGCATCGCAATGGCTTCGGGGTTGAGGACCGCCTCGCCGGTATCCGGGTTGATGACCTCTCGAACCTGTGTGTTGCCTTCCTCGTCCTCGTACTCCTCGTACATCTTCACCGGGAAGGCCGACTCGAGGTAGTGCATCAAAATGCCCATCGAGTCGATCTCGATGTCTTGGAGCTCGTCAGAGGTGAGGTTATGGGCCAGGGCTCGCTCGAGCGCAGCCTCGCCCGTACTGACGACCTGAATAACCGGGGAGCGTCCTGCGGCCAGGTCCGCGTCCATCGCCTTGATGAGCGACGGCGTTTTCAGCGATGTCAGGAAGGTATTGAAGAACCGCTGTTGGGCGCCATAAAACTGCGATCGCGCCCCTCGAGCGGCCTGTGTCGATTTCCGATTCCCCGCCTCGTCCTCTGTGACCTGGCCGGTTGCGAGGAGGGCCTTGTCCATGTTCTGAAAGATGATCTGCCAAGCCTCGGCTATCTTGTCGTACATCGCTTGCTGGTCGGGGGTCAGCTCGTGGGTGAGCCGTTCGTACTCCACGTCGAGCACCAGGTTGCGAGCCATATAGCGGCCCAAGCGTTTCATATCCTGGGCGACAATCTCCATAGCAGAGAGGCCACCCTTGGTCATCTCGTTGATGAAGTCCGTTCTCGAGGCGAATGGTGTCCCGGCCCCCCAAAATCCGAGACGTGCTGCAAAACCGAAGTTGCGGATCTCGGTTGCGCCCGTCGCGGAAGCGTAAAGGATGCGAGCTTTGGGTATGGCCTCCTGAAACTTCCAACCCGCAATTCCGCGCTTGGACGGGGGCTTCGTCCCGATTCTCATTTTCTCTGGTAGTGAGTTGCCCATCGCGTGCGCTTCGTCAAAAGCCACTACGCCGTCGAAATCCTCACCCATCCACTCGAGAACTTGATCCAGGCGAACCTGGTCCGGCTGGCCTTGTCTCGTTTCCACTCTTGCCAGGGTCGCGTAGGTGATGTAGAGGATGCCCTCTTTCCGCTTGATCGCCTCGCCGGGTTTCGGCATCTTAAAGAGAGCGCCCTTCGGCAAGCCGATAGCTGCCGATTCTTCGTTGAAATCGTTCCAGAGCTTCATGTCCGGCGATACGACGACGGCCCTGCGTCGACCCTGCCGCCAGTTGTCGAGAATGACGCCTCCAATAGCCCGGCTTTTACCGACCCCTGTACCATCGCCCAAAAAGAACCCTTTACGAGTTTCGCCATCGGGCATCATTTCGGAGTGGGCTGCGCCCGCGTAGATGATGGCCTCGAGCTGTGCCGCCGAGACCGCGCCTGATTCGATGGTTTCTTTCGGGAGATCGGGTGTGTAATCGACCTCTGGTAAGTCGATCGAACCCATGATAAGGGACTCAGAGAGCGGGGTCGGGTGAGGTTTCGCGCCTTCGATGTCGAGGGTCGCCACGTATGGTGTGAACGTGTCGCCCTGGTCCTGTTCTTTGGGGTCGCCGGTCTTTTCGAGTCGGTCGACTCTTAGAGGCCCATTCCCATCGTCTTGTACCCGTTGTCCTGGTTCCACAGGCCGTCGTGGAGCTCTTCCGCCAGGACGTTCGCCAGGTCCAGCGGGCTCGACTCCCTCAGCTCCTTCGATGACATCGGTATCTCCCACGGCGGCCTCGTCGACAGTTGGAGGACGGTGAACACCTCCTGCGGGCTCTTCGCCTCGAGGAGTAGCAGGTACTCCAGCAACAGGTCGTCCCTCTCCGGTAGCGGGCCGTGCCACTGGTCTTGCAGCAGCAGCAGCAACGTCAACATCGCCAATTGCTTCTTCGGCCTCCGTTGGCCCAACTTCAGCAACGCCCGGCTCGACGCCTTCTCGAGCGGGTGGTTCCGGAACTTGAGCGGGATGCTTCCGTTCATTTCTGACCTCACTTAGAATATCGGTCAATTCGTCGAGACTTGCAACCTCTTTCGAGATCGGAGCCTTGCCTATTAGGAGCTGTTCTCCCTTGGGGAGCTTGTCGATGATGAGGATTCGAGTGTGAAATGCGGTCCCGTGAGTCGCGTAGACGCTGCCTGGCACCCGCACGTTGGCCTTCAGGTAGCCCCCCGCTTCGCGGATCTTCTTGAAATCGTTCTTGTAGCCAGGCGCCGTGTGGTGCGCCCCGCCCTCGGGGCCTGCGTTCGACATGCCGCCACCGACGATCGCCACCACGCGCCCACCTTCCGGCAGGAGCTTCACCGCCTCGAGCACATGCCGCATACCGACGTGGATCTGGCGCCGGCCCTTCTTCTTCACGTCCCTCGAGAACGGCGGATTCATCACGACGACGGTGGGGCTCTCCTTGCCGTGCAG